TTTAGAATATTTGTGATTCCATTTAAGATTCCATTTAAGATTCCATTTAAGATTTATAAAAATAATAATATAATGGCGGCGCCTTTGCCGGTCGGATTTGTCGGAAATTCGCGAGGATATACACAATTGATATCATGGTTAAAGCGCGAAAAGATTCCGAAACAAAAGTTGACATATAAATCTTTTATTGTAGTTGTTGGTCCTTCTGGTATTGGAAAAACGATTGGAGTCGAGGAGGCCATACGTGAAACGAATAAATATATGGTTAAAATTGATTGTAATAATTGTGTAAATAATAAAGAATTCAAGGATATTCTAGTGAAAGCGATATCATCTGATTTATTATCACAATTCGAAGAAGGAGCGGCGGCAGAGAGAGTAATAGTAATAGATGAGTTGGATGCACTTTTGTCATTGGACCGGACATTTATAAATGCATTATGTAGCTTAATAGATTCGAACACATTGCCGGATATTAAAATTATAATAACGTATAATTTGCAGGATTATAAATCTTTGTCGAATTTCGAAATAATTCTTTTGCATAAACCGGATGATGCCGATATTTTAATTTATATGCGCGGGAAATATCCAAATATACAATGTGATATACTTTTGGAAACAATAGAGAAATGCGATGGGAATATATCGTCTATAATAATGAAAATAGAGGGGTATGAGAGTACGAAAATAAACAGTGTACCGGAGGTGTGTAATTTATATAATGATTTGCCCAAAGATAAGATACGCTTGATATTGGATCAAGATGCATGGTTGCATCCATTGCGATTTCACGAGAATATAATAAATGAATTTAACATTCGGAAAGGATTACAGAAAAATAAAGAACAGTGTTATATAAAAATACTGAAATCATTATGTGAATGGGATAGAATGATGTATTTTTATAAAGGCCGTGTAAATGATGTATTAATACCGCTAGAATATGTTACATCATTGGTGATTTTATTATATACATTTCCGATAAAGAAAAAGGATGTAATACATCAGGATAATTTCACAAAATTGTTTAATTATTTATCATTAAGGAAAAAGAATATGATATCTTTACATTCTGGTGTTTTCCCTTGGGAGAATATAGGTAATATTCATAAATTACCGTTTGATGAGAAAAAGAAGAAAAAATCAAAAAAGTTTTCTACGTGATTTATAAGTAAAGTTAATGTCTGAAGAAAAAGCTCCCGAAGGTGTTTCTGCAGCATCCGAGAAGATTGCCGAAGTATCAAATGCCGTTTCTAATTTAACTGGGAACGCATCTGAAACAGTGTCAAAAGTAACTGAGAGTGTTAAAAGTGTTAGTGAAAATATCAAACAGTTCTCGTCAACGAATAGTGGCAGTGTTGTTGTTATGCTTGTGGTTGGTGCACTTGTTGCACTTTTAACGGCATATATATTATATTATTTAATAAATCGTACAATAAATAGTCGTAATTATTACTTATTGCCAGGAACAAGTATGCCGGTTCTTGGAACTCAAGAAACTAAAATCTCGGGGACAAACATACCAAATTCCCTGAATGGCAATCGTTCATCTATGTGTTTCTGGATTTACATATATGATATCAATAAATACAGTGGTTCTCGCAGACATGTATTCCATCGTGGAACAGAAAACGATACTTTTACACATGCCAGTCCATATGTATATTTAGATGCATATTCTAATAAATTACACGTTTTATTTTCATCTACTGCCACTGATTCTCCTACTTTATGGGGGTCTACAAATGCCGCAGGATTATTTGATCCAACATATACAATTCCTGCGACAACAAGTGGTGGTTCTACACTTAGAACATATAGTGCCACTGACCCGACATTACCATTAACAACACCCTCCCCAATAAATGCTAATAATGCAGTTGTCACACAAAATATAAATCCTCCAAATACTTTAGCAAGTCTTGCATATTTGAATGCAATTCGCGGAATCACGGTAGATTACGTGCCACTTCAAAGATGGGTTCATATCGGTATTGTTGTAAATGAAGACTTAAACGGTGGTTCTATTACAGCATATGTGGACGGTCAATTACAAAATCAGGTAAATGCCCAGACATCAGTGACAATAAAAGATCCAAATATTAATATATCATATTCCACAACAGGAGTGCCGAGCATCTCGAGTATTGTAGATAATACTGGTTCCTTAGTACAGATAACAAATAACAGTGCACCTAATCCAGTAGCCGCAAATGTTACTACAGCTTCACTACAAATAGTAACACCAGCATTTAATATATCAACTGTTGATTTGGACCACAAGGGTGATATTTACATAGGCGGATCTTTATCAACTCCAAATGGGGCTGGATTTTCCGGACTTATATCCAAGATTCAATTCTTCAATTATGATTTAAATGCACAAGATGTGTATAATAATTACCTGAAAGGTCCAATTGATAATTTATTAGCTAAAATGGGGTTACCACCGTATGGAGTTCGCAGCCCAGTATATCCTTTAAGTTAAATAAATTTTATCTTAATCATTTTCTTTTACAAGTATAGAGTTTTTAATACATGTTAGGTAATTTTTTACAAATAATTGCGGCGATTGGATTACTACTTATTTTACTAGTAATAGCATTTTATGTTTATAATTCCGAAGAGATAAAAGTGTTAACACAAAATAGTCAATTACATAAGCAAGTTGTTATTTTCAATGGGATGTATGATTTAAAAAGTGCGTATGCTGCCGCAACTGGAAATACTGGATTTAGTACATCAGACCCGTCAGACCCATCGTTCTTAGATATTTCTTATTCAGTAAATCAAAAATCCGGTGCGGAAATGAGTTATAGTTTCTGGTTATATTTAGATTATAGTCAGTCTAGTGGTGTATTTCCTCAAGGAGGAACATCAGGCTCGCCACCGTTGCCACCGCCAAGATCGAGTCCTCTCTATACTGACCAAGGCTTAACATTTTTACCGAACAGTGCTGCTGGTAGTGTTACTGCTCTTACTCCGTCAATGAATAATACCGCATATGCAGATTCTCCTACAGCAAATGCACAAACTGATGATCAATATTTGCAACCGGTTGTATTATTTGTGAGAGGTGAAAAAGTTGCACGTATTTACAAAGGGTTATGTTATGGAAGTTCAAATGATGTAGCAAATAAACCAAATCAATCCAAGGCAGATGTATTAATAAAGAGTCCACTAGTAAAATTGGAGAACAACGGCGATGTATTATCAGTAGAATTTAATACAACATTCAGACCAGATGCAATGATAGAAAACGCTAAGAATACTTGCACTAATACTGCATCAACAAATTGGAAAGAAATGAATTCCTATAAAGTTGCTATTAAAGGTTTAACTCAGGCAACATTACAAAAACAATTTTTCTTAGTAACAATTACTTTACAAGATACATATCCGTCTGATCCTATATCTATTCGCGATAAGATAAGAGCACGCATATATATAAATACGACTCTTCAATTAGATACATATATATCATATAATTCATTCAGTTTCGGATGGAATCAGACAAATTCTATAAAAATGAATAATGGAAATCTATTTGTTGCTCCTATAATCAATGATGTTAATACTAATCAAAATAAAGCATATTCTAAACTTCCGGCCACAAATACAATGGAGATTGTTATGGCTAATTTAACATATTATAATTATGCATTAAATGCTGACCAAATCAATGCTATTTACAAAGCAGGATTCACTAAGAAATTTATAACTTCTTTATTATATGATAATACCACAAGTGCTACAAGTCCTACATATGCAACAAGTACATATTCTGCGGCAGGTGCTAGTAGTATTTTAACATCAAGCGCGACACAATTTAATTAGATAATTTGATTTCATAAATTCCTGATTTTTTTGATGTATATAATTTAGTATATTTTGGATATTTTTCAAGTAAATAGGTGCAAGATGCTTTTGCTGCGGCTTTTCGTTTATCTAGAGATGATTCGGTTTGCATACCGCCTTCTGTTTTATAATATTTGGTTTTAATAGTAATATTATTTAATCTAAGTATTTTATTATATTTTTGGAAAGAGAGGAGTGTACGTTCTACATCTTCTTTTTCTTCAATTTGAATAATAATTGAATGGTCATTTATACATCCCCATAGAGTGCCTACACAGAATCGAAGACTATATGTGACATCTGGTAGGTCTTTCATAAAATATCCGTTTGCAACAGGATATATTCCAAAAAGACCAATATGTTCATCTTGCAGTATTTTAAATGCATTATTAAATATCGAAATGATACCTTGCCCCTGTCTCAAAGGATTCGAATTACAGCATGAGAATAGTCGATACCGTGTTGATTTTTTGGGATCTGTTATAGATTCATCAATATATAATTTTAATATATCATCGATATCATCGTCCATATGTAATAGATGTTCACCTTCGGGAAAATACTGTGTAATATAATTGCGCATATGATGGAGACCGGGTGGAATTTCAGGCGGCGCGGAAATTAAATTTATATCCCCGAAATTTCGTTTTTCTACCTCAACTTTGTAGCTATTTTTCTGACAATCAAGTACAAAGACATAGATCAACTGTTGAGGTATAGAAGCTAATTGACAGCAGACTCTAAGGGTTTTATCGCAAATAATATGAGACCGACAATAAGAAGGAATAACTATTTTAAAATTCATTATTATCTTATTATTATCTTATTATTATCTTATTATTATCTTAATATATCCTTATTATTATCTTATAGATTAGCGGCATGTTATAGATATGATATAAAGCATTTATTATATATTTATTAACAATAGAATACCAAAACAATGGCTGGAGGGCTCATGCAATTACTTGCCGTTGGCACACAAGATCAATATATAACTATATCACCTGAAATGTCATATTACAAACAGGTGTTTCGTCGGCATACAAATTTCTCGATGCAGGGTGTTCGAAATACATTTGCGTCGTCTCCTACATTAAATGGGACTGTCCATGGTACTTTTACGTCAAAGATAGGTCGCGTAGGGGATTTATTATCAGATATATTTCTATCTTTTCAATTACCGGCGATTTATTCGAATATTACAGATAATATTACAGATGACATGCGTTTCAGATGGATTCCGAATGTAGCTAATTATATGTTATATACATATTCGGTGAGCATTGATACACAACTTATTGATCAGAGATGGGGTGAATGGCTTGATATATGGAATGAATTGACATTATCGACTGATAGACAATATGGGTATCAAAGGATGACAGGAAATACTGAGGAATTTATAGGACCCAAGTCATTGAATCCGTTAGTTATATTAAACGATAATAGATTTAAGTATTCTTATTATCCTAAAGCGACTGCGACGACTCCTTCGATACCGAGTAAAATATTATATGTTCCACTTGATTTTTGGTTCTGCAAGAATCCCGCGTTAGCTTTACCACTTGTAGCGCTTCAATATCAGACAATAAACGTAACAATAGAATTCAGAGGTGCAGAAGATTTATATCAAATATATGATATTGTATCTGGTCAATATTATAGTCCCAATGGGTATAGAGCACTTCCATATTATGATGGAAGAGATGTATCAATTTCGCGTTTTATAAACTATGGAGGTGGCGGGGCTGCTACGGTTGATTTAAATGCATATTTAGAATGTAATTATATATTTTTAGATACAGTTGAAAGAAATACGGTTGCTGCGACAAGTGCAGATTATTTAATAGAAAGAGTATATCGTACGAATCTCAGTGGTATTACACAAAATGCTCAATCAACTGTAGATATAATAGTTGCGAATCCGATAAAAGAATTTATATGGATTTTAAGAAGAAGCAGTGCAAATTTATACAATGATTGGGGTAATTATACTGGAGCGACTCCCGAGAATGCAAATTATCCAACGTTAAATACAGGTAAAATATTATGGAATGGCGCGGAACGTTTTGAAGATAAACCAGGAGCATATTTTAATTTATTACAGCCATATCAGTATCATACGACATGTCCACGTGAAGGAATATATTCATATAGTTTTGCATTATATCCAGAGAAGTTACAACCATCTGGTTCATTTAATGCATCTATGATAAATAAAATACAATTATATATAACAACGAATCCTACATCTGACGGTTCTGATTATGAAATATCAGTATATTCATTATATTATAATATTTTCCGCGTCATTGGTGGATCTGGCGGAATGGTATTTACAAGTTAATATAACTATAACTGAAATATAACTATAACTGAAATATAACTATAACTGAAATATAACTATAACTGAAATATAAATGAAATATAATATAAATATAATATATAGAAAATGAATTTAATAACAATAATAGTAATTCTTTTATTAGTATGGGTAATATATTCAATTTTAGATTCATATAATAAATTACAAATAGAATTAAAAGAGATTCGTACTAAATGTATTATTGGTGGCGGAAATATAAGTCAGGACCCGAGTGCGCAATTAAACTCAAGTGGCCCCAGTGGTCCTTACAGCCCTATACAAGGAGTTAAGAATACACTATTAAATGGATTGAATGGAATAATGCAAAAGACATACTAAAAATCAGTATATAAGGTTTATTGCATTTATATATAAAATAGAATGCCTCCTAAAAGAAAAACCAAAAAAGAGTTAGCGGCTGAGGCGGCTGCAGTGGCGGCGGCACAAGAAGTGAAAGTTGAAGGGACGGGTGTCCTAGAAGGTGATGGTGTCCTAGAAGGTGGTGTCCTAGAAGGTGGTGGTGTCCTAGAAGGTGATGTCCATGAGGGTGGCACATGTCTTGTATCTATTCCGGTTGTTTCGCTCGCCGGGAGTGGTAGCGTGGCCGCCGTCGCCGCGACAGAAGAGATAGAAAACAAGATAACTACACCGATAGTGATGCAACTTTCTATACCATCGAAGAGGGTAGAACAGTTAATAAAGGATGATGAAAGTAAAATGCCATTATATAATGACCCGACACCGTATATAAAAGACAATACATTTATATCTGAAAATGATAAATTAGAAATTACGACAGATAAATTACATACTCATCATGAAATTATTTGTTATTGGTGTTGTCATAATATTATAAATACTGAATATGGCATGCCGGTAAGATATGATGTATTTCATAATAATTTCACATTATTTGGGTCATTCTGTTCATTAGAATGTGCTTCTGCATATAATTTTTCAATAAATATGGGTTGTGACAGAGCATGGGAGATACATAGCTGGATCCAATTATTAGCGAAAAATTATGGTTTAGAAACACCAATTAGACCTTCGCCGAATAGATATTTATTAGATATGTTTAATGGACCTATGACAATAGAGGATTTCAGAAATTCTCATAAAGGATTCTTAAAGACATATGTAATGAATATACCACCATTCATACATATAACATCACAGATTGAGATATTAAATACATCATTTTTAGAGAAAAATAAAGAAATGCCAAAGACAACATCAAAAATAGGGAAAATATCGAAACTCATGCCTGAACAAAAAATGATAAGTACTTAAGGAAATTATTACTTAATATATTGCACGCTGCAAAAACTATAACAAATGACGACACTCACAACGCTGACGACGCTCACGACGGTACCTACGATGGCACCAATGACGACACAGGTAGAAACGGGGATGGCACAAGTTGAGACGGGAATTACACCAGAAGATGATAGTCCATCAAAATACGTTGTATCTACAATTACTTGTAATGCGACTTTGAATACATCAATTAATTTACAGATTTTTTTTACAAATGTAAATATTAAGAATGATGGTTTTATCTGGGTAGAAATAATGGACAAGAAGGAGGGTGGGATTGGCAGACAGACTCGTGGTGTATATCCCAAGAAGAAAAAAATAAACGAAAAAGGGAAACAGAGTTTTGACAATCAAGTAACGATGTATTATTATTTCCGTGATAATTACAGTCCAAATATTAAACTCTTTAAGAATGGAAATATTCAAATGACTGGTATTAAAACATATGAAGATGGTCTCAAAATAGTAACAATTATTGGCGAAGAAGTAAAGCGTATTTCGGAATCTGGATTTGAAATTGTAGCTGATATTAATAATATTAAACCGGATTCATTTATTATTCGTATGATTAACAGTGATTTCGGGTTACCTTTTAAAATTCGCAGGAAAAATCTGCATCATCTATTGATTTCAAATACATATAATAATGCATGTAGTTTTCAGCCACTTACATATCCTGGTGTTAAATTGCAATTCTTCTGGAATATAATGAATCCTCAAAACAACGGTGTATGTAATTGTACAAAAACATGTTATGGGAAAGGGAAGGGGAGTGGTAATGGCGATTGTAAAAAAGTAACAGTATCCATATTTGACAGTGGTAAAATTCTTATTACGGGTGCAAATGCATTTGACCAGGTAGATAATGCTTATAAATATATTTGCAAAGTAATTGCTGAAAATAAATTGGAATTAAAAAAACCTAAAATTTAGTGGCCCACAATCTTTTATTTGCCAATGCATCTAATATTTAGATTTTTATCGGGTTGAATATGATAAGGAAGAATAACATGATTATTCCCGGGACGTTCAAAACTGGCTGGTTGTTTTATTGCGAGTGGTGGAGGGTCTGCGGAAAGTAAATTTTGTGCTAAAATATGTGTTTCGGGGACAACTGGATAATTTCCCCATGGACCATATGCTTTTTCTCCTGTATATAATCCACCATTCACTTTTCTTTCGGGGCAGGGCACTGGAGATTTATAATCAATAAAACTGTAGGTCAAGGACATTATTCTGTATTATTTAAGGATTTTAATATATTGAAGTTATATAGTATATTTTTAATGAAGCGTTCTAAGTCTGATGCTTTCCCGACTTCTGAAATACGTTCTATAATTAGTGAAATAGTTCAATCTACCTTACCAGAAAAAGAGCGACTTATACATTTCGAGAAATTATATCCGGATTTCTTGAAACATCATGCACTTCTTTGCACGATGGCATGCAAGGGTAATTTCGATATGGGTCATTTTGAATATATGATGCAAATGCGCGATAAAATTAACAATAAGGAAGAGACTGAAGAATCTGCATCTGTTAAGGTCGGACAAGTTTTGTTCAATCAATATGTTGAACCGGTGATTAAAGAATAAATAAAATTTGATTTAAGGATTTCCTTTTTATTATCTATAACACGAAAGTACACGTTAAGAGAATATTCATATTCAAATATGGAATCAAAGGTTCCAGGATGTATTAATGAACTGATTAATACAATTAAAAATGAATTACTCTTGGTAACATTGAATCAAGAGGGAGGCGGTGATGATGATGTATCTATGGAAGTGGTGGCCGAAGTATCCGAGGCGGCCGAGGTGGCAGAAGGTGCAGAGACGGTCACAAAGAAGAAGCCTTCGCATTCTATTTCTTCAACAATTGTCTATGTTCTAAAGAAGTATCGTTTCTGGCCTGCACTCCAGGTTAAGAAGTTCTTTGCCAATAAGAATCTGATTCTCCTGCACAATACATATAAACGTATGGATGTTCGTCATTTTCAGAAATTGTATGATCAATGCCGCAGTATTGTACTTGATTTCTCAGCTCCTGAAGGAGAGAATATTGTCGTGACATATACTCATTCCATTCCCGACCGCATTTCTGACACTGACTATAAGAAAGTAATGAAAGACACCGACATTATTGAGAGCAGTTATGAAGGAACCGTCGTGACTGTTTATTACTACAAAGGAATCTGGTACTTTGGGACCACGAGTTGTCCTACAATTGACAGTTCTCGCTATTTCCATCCTACAAAGACACATGGAACAATGCTTGACGAAGTTATTGCAAATATTACAGATGCGCCAAGTGTTCCAACGACAAAAGAAGAGTCAATGACTATGCGCCAGGCATTTGCAAATAGCACATTTGATACCGAGAAGGCGTATGCATTTATCCTAGTACATCATCAGAACAGTCATGTAATGAATTACACGAGTACACTAGGAGAGAATTATATGAAACTTGTGCATATTGTTACGCGTTCTCGTACATCATATGTTGATGACGATTTGACTCATCAACCATTTTCCGGAATGAAGATTATTTATCCGACTAAATTCGCTACACCAGATATTGCTATTCAGTATCTCTATACTGCACCAGATGCATATGGTTTCATTGTTCGCACAAATGAAGGGAAAATGCTGAAAGTATCTATAGATTCGATTGTTCAGAAAGAGGACCACGACATTGGCAATCCGAATCCTTGGTACAATATGCTGCATGTCTATATGAAACAGAAGGCAACGTATAAGATTAATGATTATATCAAAGAGTTTGATGTAAAATTGACGTTGCCAAAGAGTTCTCGCGGCATTGATATGGACCCTACATATATCATTCACACATCTATTGTGACCATGCGTGATTTCCTATTGAAATTCTATAATGATACTACAACATTTGATATGGATACACAGCGTTATACTATTAATAAGGAAGCGGATGCTAAATATGCGCCGATAATTCGATTTCATCTTGTGCAATTGCGCAATATTCAAGTGACGCGTCATAAACATGCAGTAATCAATGACAAAACGGTATATATTTATCTATGCCGTAGTCAGACAATTAAGAATCTGCGCATGCTCATTAAGTATTTCGCGACCACATGGATTGAAGGACCAAAATTAAATGGAATTCCTTATCGTGCAGCGGAGAGTCTTGTTGAACTTAATAAATTGCTTGACTGAGTGAGAAACATATATAAAAATTAGATTTATTAGATTTACAAAATTTATTAGATTTATTAGATTTACAAGATTTATTAGATTTACAAGAATTAGATTTACAAGAATTATTAGATTTACAAGAATTAGATTTACAAGAATTAGATTTACAAGAATTAGATTTAAGAATTATATTTGATTAAGTAAACGGTTCTTAATAAGAGATGCATGAGATAATGGTGAACTTGTATTCTCAATATCTTCATTAATATCATAATCAAGAAGTACTATTTTTGGATATGATTTCAGTTCTTCGAGTGCTTCTTGGAGATATGTATCTAGGACAAATGTATATGAAGGAACATAAATAAGTTTCCTTGCAGATACATAATCAAGTATAGTTTGTCCTGTTCCATAGGAAAATCCCAATATAAGACCATTCCATTCACTTGCCATTCTTTTTATTTTTTTCATATTATTAATTCGAAATTTCCGAGTGTCATATTCATAATTCTCGAAGACTTTAAGTCCTTGCCATATCCCTTCCACTGACTCTGAGAAAACATTGTCCATTCCCGGAACTGGAATATTTCCATGAGGGTAAAAAGGAGAAAACTTACAATAAGCGCCTTTCGAAGTAACGTCAATGATTCTCCAACCATCTTTTTCAGCTTTATCTATTTGTTTTTTTGCACCTCTACGTATGATTTTAATCTCAGGGGGCATATTTTATATCTCATATTTTTATTATCCAATTCAATTTTTATTATTTTTATTATTTTTATTTTTATTTTTATTATTTATTTTATTCTAATATCTGCTGTATTTTTCCATATAGTTAATGCATTATTTTCGTATCCATAAAAGTTTATGAGTGGAATTCTATTAATTAAAGAAGCTGCTATTGAAAATGTCGAATACTTCGTGCATTGTAATATAAGAGTACAACGCGAAAGAGCAAAGAAATCTAATAAAGCAGACTCATCTTCAGATAAGGCGTCACCACCGTCACTGCTATCAATGCCATATGGATTTTCGAGAGTGCCTGTAATTTCATTTCCTGTTTCAAGAATGAATTCTTGCATTTCGCGGCGGGCTATTTTATCTTCGCTACATACAAAATATGTTCCTCTGTGTGTAGCTACAAACTCGCGGCATTTTCTGAGAATTTCAAGATAGTCTCCGCGAGACATCGTAAATGGATCCGGATTTTCCACACACTTATCCGTCAGTCTTATATGTATTCCTATAGGTTCCACTATTGAATAAATATTAAATTTTTTATTTAATATATCTTCTATTTTTTGACAAGGTTTTATGCTATGTGTAACTTGATAATATACATTATATACATCTTTAATATCATATTTCTGTATTCCATAGAATGGTAATACATCAGCGATTCTCTCTATACTTGTTGTTCCCCAAAATGTATTTATAGGAAATATTTGATTTTGAATAATACCTTTAGACATGAATTGAAACATATAATTCCCCCATATACACTTATCTTTTCCAATTATACTTTGAATATCTATAAATTTATTATAGTCTTCCTCCTTAGCCCAATGGCATCTATCTATAGTGAAAAGATTCGTATTATATGTCCTGTTAAATCCCGGAAATTTATTCCCAGGATTCCATTTAACACATATATCATTACCATAAATACGTGATATTACCAAAATTGATATTAAATCTAAAATACGATCGCCAAAACCCGAATTACATGCTAATTCATATAAAAACATTATGGATATAAAATATGAAAATAATATGATAAAATATAAAAATGAATTATGTTTAAGTGCCGTATATCTTTCTCCCTCTTGTTTTTCTCCTCTAGATTTTTCTAAAACAACACCATCTATTTAAAAAGCTAAATTGCGTCTGTACTGGGTCTTTATCTAATTCTAGAATATCTAAATCAAGGCGCGAACGTTTTGTTACATCACTCGAAATACCCGCTTTCAATGTCGCGAAATCTTCAGAGAATAATGCAGTGTTCTCCAGTTTTAAATCAAATGACTCAGCCTTGGTTATAAGTGTATCCAAATCTACCAAATATTCAGGAATTAAACGATTCGTATTTTCTATAAAGACATCAACAGTCTTTCCATAATAATTACGCTCGCCAAATTCATTATATCTCTTTATAATCGCCCATACTGGCACATTTGCATCTAATTTACGTCCGTCTACTATACCAGATGCCGACCCAGAAAGCAATTGATGGACCAATTTACCATCCATAAATGTACATATGAAAATACCTCCTTTGCGTAAATTCGATGATACATTATTTAAAAATCCATTCAGTGTCTCCTCAGTCTTGAAGAAATAATGTATAGAAAACATTGTCGATACAACTGTAAATAAATTACTTACTTTACCCATCAATTGCGGTGGTAATATATCGTTTTTCTTTTGTGTCCACATACGATTATACAGTCCCTGTGGTACACTCTTAAACAATGCCTTCAATACTTGTCTCGATTCTTCATCAATACCCTCAGCTGCTTTACCATTAGATATAGGTAAGCTACAATCTCCTACTACAAATATTGTATCAGGATATATCTGCTTCTCTACACCTTCTATCGTTACATTTACGACTTTACTCTGTTTTAACATAATTGCATATGCACCCTCTCGCGAATTCGTTATATTATCTCTCACAAGATCCACTCCTAATATGAAATTATATCCAGATTCTCTCCAACGTGACATATCACCGGCCATACCACAAGCTAACTCAAGAAGCGACTCTCTTTTACCCATCGCATAAAGCCTTTTCTTAATACCATGATTATGAAAATTCAACATATGCACAGATAACCTATGCTCTCGTGGTATCGTACGAGCATAATATATATCATCGGCACCCAAGAGTCTCTCCTCTAATGTTATAGGAATCGTTGAATCTAATATAGGTGTTATTCCCATTATCATCTCACGTGTCACTGGCGTATTAATTGTACGCCAAATACTCATAGCCACAGATATGTCATTTAAAGTCTTCGATAATTTACCTGTTTTATGTAAAATGCGAGTCTTATCATCTCTCACACGTAATGCTCGCCAATTACGTGACTGCGAAACACCTTCGCGCTCCGCAGATTTATCATAAGTAAATTCAACAATAGCACGGTTTTCTATCAGAGAACCGTCTTCACATATGCCTAATCCCATACCATTATCTGATAAAGGAACATGAGCAATAGATATATCATTTGTAGCATCCAATGGTTTGAATAATTTCTCACGATAAGAATCTACCGTAGAACGCTTTGTATCTATATAGCCTTTTTCATATCGAAGACGTATACCCTCATATACAGATATCGGTTCCCATTGAACTGCATTGTATCCCATAAATAATTTATATGATACATATTCTTTCTGTGTAATGCGGTCCTTTACCATTGTACCCTTCTCTACAAGAAAATCTATAGAATTCTGCTCAGGTGGCTTCCATTTCATCTCTTTATTCCATCTCACATTATCAGTTATCGTCGCCTCCTTCCCAGGATAATACCCAAATACAGACAATTCCGCTGGAGTAAATATAAGACCGTCTATATCATACGGCAATTTCTTTACATTTGTTAATATTGCACGACAAGCATCTTTCATCAAATTACCCTGAACCGCAATATGTTCCTTCGCTTTTATTTCAATATTAACGTGTCGCGTATTTCCTCGCGTACTCCATATTTTCTTATCACATATCTGAACAAGTGCGGCATTCCTAGAAGGCTTTAGACTACTTGGACCCGATGGACCCG